GCAGAACTACAACCGATCACTATCTACCTATCGCTCGATCAATCATTGGCAGCTGCTAAATGGATCGATCCAAGTGATGCAGCTGCAGTTACTCTCGCCCGGCGCTTGGCCTTAGCCTTAGATACGGCCTTTGACATGGGCGCTGATCTCAAAGACTTAAATGCTTTAGGTGGTAGATTATTAGCAGTCTTACAGCAGTTACACCTAACTACTGAAACGCGAACTGCCAGCAAAAAGACAGATGAAAATGATGGGACAGAGTATGTCGGCGATTTCTTACGGCTCGTCAAAACCAAGAATACAAAGCCCGCCACTAAAACTGCCAAGCGCGGGCCCGCTAGTAAGTCAGTTAGCAATTGAGTTAGGTGTACCGTTACTGCCTTGGCAAGAGTATGTATTAGATGATGCGCTTAAGGTAAACAAAGACGGCACATGGGCAAGATCCCAAATAGGTGTGCTTGTAGCTCGACAAAATGGCAAAACGCACATGATGCGTATGCGTATCCTTGCCGGGCTGTACATCTTTGGTGAAAAAAACACGATAGCAATGTCACAAACTAGGCAATTATCACTGGACACATTTAAGCAAACGGTAGACATGGCAGAGAGCCTTGACTGGATGCGCAAACGGATTAAGCGTGTATCCCGGACTAACGGGCAAGAGGAAATAGAGGTGTATTGCCATCATTACCCCAAGTCATGTGATGGCCCATGTCAGAGATTACGTAAATACGCAATTAGAGCTGCAACAAGCGAGGGTCCACGTGGATCCACAGCCGATTTACTTTATGTGGATGAACTTAGAGAAATTGACGAGGCTACATGGGCAGCCGTTACCCCAATCACAAGAGCGCGACCAAATGCCCAAGTATTTTGGACATCAAATGCTGGGGACTTAAACAGCACTGTATTAAATGAGCAAAGGCGTAGGGCGTTAACCTTTAGTTCATCTCGTATGGGTTATTACGAATACAGCGCTCCCGGTGGATCAGATGTTAACGATGAAAAGGCATGGGCAATGGCTAACCCGGCAATGGGTTACACAATTACAAAGGAGAACATTAGAGATGCATCAATCTTTGACACAAAAGATGCTTTTAAGACTGAAACTTTATGTATGTGGGTTGATGCTATCGACAGCCCTTGGCCGATGGACATTTGGAATACTGGCGAAAAAGATGTAAGCCTTGAGGACGGCTTGCCTACATGGATGGCCTTAGATTTATCTTTCAATCGTGAATTAGCATGTTTAGTTACTATTCAAGAGCGACCAGAGGGCATGGCTGTATTCCTACATGAGTGGCAAAAAGACGGCGGAATAAATGATCTAGAACTTACTGGCGAAATTGCCAAAATTGTGCGTAGGTACAATCCTAGAAAATTGGCTTATGATCCAAACACTGCCGGGTACATTGCGCCAAGGCTGGCACAAGCTGGTGTTGCGACAGAGGCTACTCCATGGGCATCTGCAGGATTTAGCATCATGTGTGACCAAACATTAAACGCTATGCAACAAGGTTTATTTATTCATCCCGGACAGCCAACACTTCACCAGCATTTAGTGTCATGTGCTAGACGTCCAGCATCAGATGGTGGCTGGCGCATTGCTCGCAGAGCGGCTCAAGTACCGATCACAGCTGCAGTGGCATTAGTTATGGCAGCTGGACACGCAACAGCGCCACAAATTCAGCCAGTAATTATCAGTGCATAGGTTATGATGTTTACATGATTCAGCCAGCCATTTATGACATGACTTTGTATCAGGGCGCAACATTTGAAAAACAATTTACCGTTAAAACCAATGGCACAGCCGTTAACTGGACTGGATACACTGGTCAATTTGAGGTTAAGTCAATACCGGACGATGCCGTAGTCTTTAACATTACCCCTACATTGGGCGGAGCTGCCGGAACTATCTCTATCACGATAACTGCAGCTGCAAGTGCATCTACCCCGTCCGGGCCATACAACTACAACTTGAGATTAACCTCTGGTACTTATGTAACTTGGCTATTGCGCGGGACATTAACTGTAGTAAGTGAAACGAGTGTCGGATGAGTACCGTAGTCCAAATAGTTGGCGATAACACGACCGTATTAGATACAACTGACGATCAGGCCATAATCTCGTCACAGGTCACAGGTTTACAGGGCGCAAAAGGTGACACAGGATCTACCGGGGCAACAGGAGCTACTGGACCCACAGGTCCTACTGGTCCTACGGGATCAACAGGTGCTACAGGTGCTACTGGTGCGACTGGCGCAAAAGGCGATACTGGCGATACTGGCGCACAAGGTCCAAGTGGGACAATTAGTGTTACTTCACCTATTACTAATGCTGGAACATCTACAGCTGCGCAATTAGGCTTTGACCAAACTGCACAAAATACAACTAATGACGGGCGCTATGCGCGACTAGCCAGCGCTAACGCTTTTACAGTTGGTGGTCACACCATTACAGCTGAAAGTGCTGCTATTATTCCGTTAAGAATAAATGGCGCTACAAGTCAATCAGGAAATCTGACTGAATGGCGAAACTCTGCTGGAACTCTTTTAAGTTTTGTAAATAGCATTGGTCGAATATCAGTCGCAAGTACCACGGATGCTGGCGGTTCTGCCATGAGAATTGACCAACCAAATGGCGGTACAGGATTATCTATTTTTGGTTCTGGAAGTCTTAGCACAACTCTTTCATTAAATCCAAGCGCAGCTGTTGTAGGCGCAATTATTAAGGGTGCTGCATCACAAACCGCTAACTTACAAGAGTGGCAAAACTCTAGCGGTACGGTTTTGGCAAGTGTTACAAGCGGTGGTGGTTTAACCATTGCCAGCCTTACTGCCTTAAGCGGATCAAGCATTGCATGTAGAAATACCTCAACTACTGGTGGCACACTTTATTTTGATAGTGGAACAGGCGGAAGCACAGCTGGTGTTTATGTTTTTAGAACATCTAACGCATTAAACACAGTGTTAACAATCACAGGCGCAGGTAGATTTAATTTTATATCAGGCAATACAGCGACAACTGCAACTGCAGGAGCATTAACCGCACCTGCATTAGTGACTGGATTTATAGTGGCAGAAGTTGCTGGAACAACCGTAAAAATACCGTATTACTCAAATTAGGATAACAACATGACTATTGACTTCAACACATTATTAACAGATGAACACAAGCGCTCATTACTACAACAGCGCATTGAGCAATTTGCTGGCGAGGCATACCAGCATGAACTTAATCGCCAAATTGCAGAAAAAGTATTTGACAAAGATGCGATCACTACATCTGAAGCTGCATTAGTGACACTAAAAACTGCTATAGATGTACATCAACAGGAACTGGACCTCTTAGGCTAGTATCTCTTTAGATACGTTATCTTGGCAGAGTATCAAGTCCGGGGTAGTCACTCCTATCACTACCCCGGGCGCTAAGACACGATTACTCAATGCAACTAATTACAACATTTATGAGATAATGCAAGCATGGGATTTATCGATTTCTTATTGGGTACTGACTCAACAAAATCACAGGTACAGGCTAAAGCTGCAGTAACCGTCCCTTACTACGAAAATTACTTTCAAGCGTTTAACACGTTTCGGATCAATCGCGCCGATGCTATGCAAGTACCCGCTGTGGCTAGAGCGCGAAACATTATCTGTGGCACTATCGGAACACTTGGCCTCAACGCATACAATGACGTAACCTACGCCAAGATAGAGGGACGATCTCTACTTAAACAGCCTGATCCAGCCTTGCCACTATCTATTACAATTACATGGACTGTAGAGGATTTACTATTCCATGGACACGCCTACTGGCTAGTCATGGAAACATCCCCAGAAGATGGACGGCCTACACGCGCGAGGCGCATTGATCCACTACGGGTTACATTTACAACTGATTTACAGACTCAAGAAATTATTAACGGCTTTTACCTAGATGGCGAATTAGTCCCGCCTATGGGTGTTGGATCACTAATTATGTTTAGTGGTATTGACGAGGGCATCTTAAATCGTGGTGGACGAACAATCTCTACAGCCTTAAAGCTAGAGGAAGCAGTCCAGCGGATGGCATCAGAGCCTAATCCAACAATGGTCATTAAAAATACTGGCGTGGATCTACCAGCCGAGCAGGTGTCAAGCCTACTTGCATCATGGAAACAGTCACGGGCTACCCGATCAACTGCATACCTATCTGGCCCATTAGATGTACAAACTTTTGGCTATGACGCCCAGCAAATGGAATTGAGCCAATCGCGCTTAAATACAGCATCAGAAATTGCGCGAATGATGAACATTCCGGCATGGTACCTAAATGCAGAAAGCGCCAGCGCTACATACTCAAACGTCAGCGCCGAGCGCCGATCCCTAGTTGATTTCTCATTGTCACCATATATGCATGCCATTGAGGAAAGACTAAGTATGAATGACTTAACCCCAAGAGGGCAAGAAGTTAGATTTGATCTAGACAATTATTTACGAGGTAATCCACTAGAGGAAATACAGGTACTTACAGCAATGCTAGATGCTGGATTAATCAGTGTCGATGAAGCCAGAGCCGAAATGGACATGGCACCGAGAGGAAACCCAAATGCAGCTTAATTTTGAGGGCCAGATTCTGGCCACTGACACAGTAACTCGAACCATCGAGGGATTAGTCGTACCTTTTGGCAAGGTTGGCAATACATCCGCTGGTCCTGTCCGTTTTGAGTTTGGCGCATTTGGTGAAGTTGACCCAAGCAAAATTGTGCTCAACAAAGAACATTCCCGCACTGATCCATTAGGTCGTGGCGTGGCTGGATCTGAAAAGGTTAGCCCGGCTGGTATCTCAATGGCTTTTAAGATTGCTGGCACTAATGCTGGCAACGATGCCT